ACATTACATCAATAACGATATAACAATCTGGAAAAATAGAAAGGAAAAATAGTAAGAAATAATAAAATAAGTAGTAAACTAACATCGTGGAATAACCCACGTAACGCGGTAGACACCGCAAGAAAGGAAAAATATGGCAGCACAAGCAGAAGACAAAAACACCAAAGACATCTTTGGTGACGAAGAAAAAATGCTTCTAAACGAAGCACTCAAAACCTACGCTGAGAAGGTGGGACGAAAAGCAGCCGCAGACGCACCCAAGACGATCAAAGAACTCTGGACGGCAGAACTTATCAAGATCGAACAACTCGCACGAAAGGTACTCGCAAAATGAAACGCTCACCAGTGAACAAACGCGCAAGCGCACGAAGTTTCAACCGAAACACAAACACAACCAAGGCAGCGAACATCAACCGCGCACCAATGCGCGGAGGGATTCGCTTGTAAAAAATGCCCTGTTATCACCCAATAAGCGGATGGAGAGACAGGGCATCAGGAACAGTCTACTTCTACAACAATAGAAAAAAAGGAACAGACTGTGAAACAACCACAATCAAATGCGGACAGTGTATCGGCTGCAAACTGGAGAATAGCCGAGTATGGGCTATGCGTGCGGTACACGAAGCCAATCTCTATAAACGAAACTGCTTCATTACACTCACATACGCAGAGGAAAACTTACCACACAGAAACAAACTAAATTACGAAGACTTCCAACAATTCATGAAACGTGTAAGGAAAAAATATGGCGAAAATATCAGATTCTACATGTGCGGAGAATACGGAACACTAAACGGAAGACCGCACTATCATGCCATACTATTCAATCATGACTGGGAAGATAAACAATACTTCAAAACAACAGGCGCTGACGGAAAAATATACACGTCAGAAGCACTACAAAAACTATGGCCTCATGGACATAGCAGCACAGGCGAAGCCACCTTCGAAAGCGCAGCATACATTGCAAGATATTGCGTACAAAAACGAACAGGTGAGCAAGCAGAAGAACACTACAAACGATATGACTTCTTAGGAGAATACCAACTAACACCAGAATTCAACCAAATGAGCAGAAAACCCGGAATAGGCGGGGATTGGCTCAAGTTCTACAAGAACGACGTATTCACAAACGACTACGTAATCATCAACGGAAAAGAAACCAACGTACCAAAATTCTATGATCGACTTCTTAAAAAAACTAATCCGCAAAGGCTCGAAGACCTCAAAGAAGCCAGAGAATGGGAAGGATACCAAAGGCGGGCCGATAATACTCAGGAACGACTAGCGGTAAAAGAGCAAGTAACACTTGCGAAAATTCAACAACTTGAAAGAGGAAAAATATGAAATTACTCGTATCACTGTATGACCGAGCAACGGAAGCATACGCACCAATCATGACCGTCAACACACGAAACGAAGCAATACGCAGCTTCAGACAAGCGGTCAACGACCCACAAACACCAATCTACAACAATCCAACGGACTATGAACTCTACGTTGTTGGAACATTCAACGATCAAGACGGCGAAATCGAAGCAAGCACACCAGAACTGATCGCACGCGCTGAAGACTTCAAGGAGAACACAAAATGATGATGCACAAAAACGCAAGCGTCAACCCGCACAACTTCGCAATGGTGCCACGAGCAGATATACCACGCTCAAAATTCAACATTCAAAGCGCACTCAAAACAACGTTCGACGCAGCTTGGCTGGTGCCGATCTACGTCGACGAAGTACTACCCGGAGACGCATTCAACCTGCGGATGACGGCATTCTGCCGACTGGCAACACCAACAACGCCAGTGATGGACAACCTACACCTGGACACGTTCTGGTTCTTCGTACCGAACCGACTCGTATGGGACAACTGGCAAAAATTCCAAGGAGAACAACGAAACCCCGGAGACTCAATCAGCTATGTCATCCCGCAACAAGTATCGCCAGCAGGCGGATACACAAAACTCACGCTGCAAGACTATATGGGACTGCCTACGGTCGGCCAAGTCACCGGAGGGCTTACAGTGTCGCACAGTGCATTGCCCCTTCGGGCCTACAACCTTATCTACAACGAATGGTTCCGCGACGAGAACCTGCAAAACAGCGTCACCGTCGACACCGGAGACGGGCCAGATACGGTTGCCAACTATGTGATGAAAAAACGTGGCAAACGCCACGACTACTTCACAAGCGCACTACCATGGCCACAAAAAGGCGCCAGCGTCAGTCTACCACTCGGAACAACAGCACCAATCAAAACCAACGCAACAGCACTCGTTACAGGAGCACAAAGCAATGTATTATGGAGTAAAAGCAGCGACGGCACGAATCCGGGCGCTTTTGGGATGGGGACCGGGAGTTCCGGACAAGGAGCAGTTAATAGCACAGCATTCTCAGTATCTCAGACCATCTACCCAAACAACCTCTACGCCGACCTCAGCGCAGCAACCGCAGCAACCATCAACCAACTGCGACAAAGCTTCCAAATCCAAAAACTCCTCGAACGAGACGCAAGAGGAGGAACACGCTACACAGAAATCCTTCAAGCACATTGGGGTGTCACATCACCCGACGCACGACTACAGAGGCCCGAATACCTCGGTGGAGGAAGCACTCTGGTTAATATCAATCCAATTGCCCAAACTGGACCCACGGGAACGACAGGAGCTTCTACGCCGCTTGGAAATCTGGCAGCGATGGGAACAGTCCTTAAACAAGCAGATGGCTTTAACCAAGCCTTCACAGAACACGGACATATTATCGGTATCGCCAGCGTTCGGGCAGACATCAGCTACCAACAAGGATTGCGAAGAATGTGGAGCCGATCAACACGATACGACTTCTACATGCCGGTGTTCGCAATGCTGGGAGAGCAATCTGTACTCAATAAAGAAATATACGTAACAGGCAACACCAGCCAAGACAACAACGTATTCGGCTATCAGGAACGTTGGGCAGAATACAGATATCGTCCCTCACTGTTAACAGGGTACTTCAGAAGCACGACAAGCCCAACAATCGATTACTGGCACTACGCACAAAAATTCACAGCACTACCAACACTGAACGATGCATTCATCACAGACGGGTCACAAGAAGTAGTGAGCAGAAGCACGGCAGTCGGAGCAGCGGCAGACGGACAACAATTCCTGATGGACGCGTTCTTTAATCTGAAAGCAGCACGACTACTACCAATGTACAGCGTACCGGGTCTAATCGACCACTTCTAACCATGGGACTCTTCAGCGGAATCGGCAGCTTCTTCGGCCCAGTAGGAAGCATCCTCGGGGGACTCGGGGATGAAATACTGGGACGAGACGACGCACGAGAAACAAACAGCGCCATGCTCAACAGTCAAAGAACGCTAAGGCAAACAGCGTACCAAGACACAACAAAAGACCTGCAAGCCGCAGGACTAAACCCAATGCTAGCATATAGCAACGGGCCAACAGCATCAGCAACACCAAACTTGCAAAACAAAGGAGCTATGAGTGCACAACAAAACTCAGCACAAGCAACAACCGCGAACCTCAACGCGGATACAAAATTAAAGGTAGCACAAGCAGCACTTACAAGTGCACAAGAAGCAAAAACACTGGATGAAAGACTAGCCATACCTCAAAACATGGCTTTACAAGCATCCACCGTGGAAAAACAAACGCAAGAAATTGCGAACATGAGACAGGACATATCACTGATATTGTCCAAAGACAAACTTACAAGCAATCAAGCTCTGGAATCATCAACCAGAGCAGCATTGAACATGGCAAATCAAGAACTAACTAACGTACAAAAACGCGTACAAGAAGGAGTCATAACACTCAATCAAGCACAACAAGCAGTCCAAGAAATCACCAAAAGACTGAAAGACTTAGAAATCCCCGGAGCGGAAAACCTAGCGAACTATGAAAAAATGTTCGGAAGCGAAGCGGGAAACATACCAAAAGCAATCGGCGGAATCGCCAACACAGCAAGAAAGGTACTCGGAAAATGATCGACCAAGATACAGGAGAAGTACGTACTCCATTCATGAGAACACCGTACAACTACGACACGGACAAAACCAGCCAAGCAACAGGACTGGAATGTACGGAACCAACCCGAACACAACAACAATTCAAAGACGAAGTGGACATCAACACCATCGTGGAAAGGTTCGGAGTAACAGGGGAAATGCCGCCACCAATAGCATTCCCAACAGAACAGGAATTCGAAGAAACATTCGACTTCCAAAGCGCTATGAATATAACCATTCAAGCAAGAGAAGAATTCATGAAGATGCCAGCAAAAGCACGCGCACGATTCATGAACGACCCTCAAAAGTTCATGGAATTCATTCACGATGAGGGAAACATCGACGAAGCCGTGAAACTCGGACTCGTGACGATGAGAAAAAAACCGGAGGAACCCAAGCCGGAAGAAAAAGAGAAACCAAAAGAGTGACAGGGGTCACTCGGACCAGTTACATCAAGTAGAAAACTGGTCCACCCCCCTCGCTTAAGGCCCCATTCGGGGCCTTTTCGCATTGGGGGAAGCCGCCTTGACAAGGCGACCGGGAAAAAGCAAGCCTAGGCGATTGCCAGGCAAGCACACGACTGGATTTGGCAGCGCCAACCAGTCAGCTAAAGAACAAGCGCAAGACGCTAGAACTGAAAGCGGGAACCGCTTATCAAGGAAGTAATGAACAAACATTACATCAATAACGATATAACAATCTGGAAAAATAGAAAGGAAAAATAGTAAGAAATAATAAAATAAGTAGTAAACTAACATCGTGGAATAACCCACGTAACGCGGTAGACACCGCAA